TTCAGTTAATGTAGTCCCTGCTGCCTCTATAAACGGTGCGGGTAATGTTCTTGTTTCTGAAGTTGCCACTATACTCTAGCCTCTAATTTATTCATTAAATCATACATTCTTTTTGCCCCTTTGTTAACACTTCCTCCGCCTGCAGCTCTTACTGCATCGGCTGTCATTACAAACTCGTTCTTTGATAATCTTGCAGGGACATCGTCAGCTTTTTCTTTTGCACCAATAGGTACAAAGCCACCGCCTCGTAAATCCATTTCAGCGGGCATACCACCCATTTTTAAATTCATGATACCACCATCGGCTTTTTTAAATCTACCTTCTTTGCGTGGTTCCATAATTTGATCAATCATATCATCACTCATAGAACCTTCTGGTGGATTATCTAATTCCATACCAATACGCATTTTAAAGTCTTCTAATTCTTGCATGGCTTGTTTTGTAGCCATCTCATCTGCTTTTTGCATTTGTTCCATACTATAAGCACCAGTGCCTGCTTCAGGATCAAACATCGAATTAAAGATTTCTTTTTTACGTTCTTCAAACATTTTGTTTAAAACTTCTTCACTAGGTTCAGCTTTTAATAACTTAGCAATAAAACTTTTTACAGGACCACCACCGATTCGATATCCAACGCGGCCCCCGGCTCTATATCCACTACGACTCAATGCGTCGTCAATTTGGTCTTGATCAAATCCTGCCATTGTCATGTACCTCGTAATATAATCTACTCTTGTTTGAATATCTGCAGCGCCTGCCTCTTCTTGTCGTTTTACATACTCATCATATTCTCTATTAGCTTTTTCTGCTTCATCATAAGCTGCCTGCATAGTTCCTGCAGTTAATGGAGCAGAAGTTGCAACTGCTGCTTGACCAAGTGTCATATCACCTGCTGCACCTGGAGATAAAAATTTACCTGCTGACTTTGCAAGTTCAGAATCTAAACCTGATAAAAGTTGACCACCACCTGCCATGATTCCTGAAGTTGCTGCAGATACAGGATTAAATTTATTTCCTAAAGCAGCATTTGTTGCTGCATTAATAAGACTAGCAGATACACCTTTAGCTAAAGCACCCTGACCTAAAGCACTTAAAATACCCTTCCCTGCAAATAAACTAGAACCCGCTAGATATGGTGCACCAAACGTTGCAGCGAGATAAGGTAGGGCAGGCTTTATCTCATTAGGAATAATATTATCAACAACTCTTGTGATAGGTTTTAGTGCTTTTTTAATTGACCCCATAATGTTCCTTTGTATATCTAGTTACAACTCTTGTGATGACTCCTTCATCTGTTACACGAAGCCATTTTACAGGTTTATTACAACCCAACAAATTAGTAAAGTATTCTTTGGTTTCTTTCATAATGTCTTTGACACTACCTAAACAAACGGTGTCGATGTGCCAAGGGATATCTCCACTATTGTAATCTTCAGGGTTTAGTTCTGCGGTTGTCATAAATCTTTTCTCTGCATCCTTGTTCAAAAATGCCCAATTCGTAAAAGCAAAAGGTAAACCATCTTTATAGTGAATCTTGTATTGATTCAGATCTACGGACGGGGCGATGTGTTCTAGCACGTCCTCGAACGTGTGATCTTTATAGCGAGGAAACGACTTATAAAGTCCGAAAGCTACGGTAATATCGTACAATTTACCAGTATCTATCATAAATACATTACTTTTTTTTGGTTCAAAAATCAACTGCTCATCCTATGATTGAGATGAAACATCTGGCAATTTAGCGACTTTTATATTGACACTTCTAGATATGTCTTCTTGCTTTGTATCAGTGCCTGGATTGTTGACATCGTCCTCAGCCTCTTTGTCAGACTTATATTCGACGTTTGTTTTAAGATTTTTGACTGTTACTTCGGTCTCAATCTCAACATCCTTTATGACTGTGCCGTTTACTATCGCGTCAGTTTTGCCTTTTTCTACAAAAGATACCATTTTACCTCCTTAATCTCTGCTTATTTCTAGTATCGAAACAACCACGTGTAATCTGTCAGCGGTCGCAGCTTGTGCCTTTAGTGCCTCACTTTCAAGAAGAACCAAAGGTTGTGTTAATAATTCATTTGTTGCTTTTGCAGATATAGCTTTTTCTTTGAATAAACTAAACACAGCGTCCGCTGCGTCTGTCACTGTCAAAGTTATTGTATCTGCATTGTTACTGTCCTCAGAAACTAGAATAGATTTTATTATTGCTCTAGAGTTACTAGGGGCAGTGTAAACTGTGGTGTTGTTCGTAGTTGTTAAATCTACTTTTGCATTTTTGTATATATTAGCCACTGATAAACCAAGAGAATCTCTCTTGCTCCTGTTTTACTTCATCTAAAAAAGTAGAATTCAATTGTTCAATGAGTGTGGTTATAGATCTGTTTATCTGTTTTTGATTAGATGTATCGTAGTTATCTTTTGGTTCTGGTATCTTTACATTTATTTTTGCCATTATCTGCCTCCGTCTGCTTGCACGTCTAAGCTAAAAGTTCCAAACCTCCAACTTTGATCAATGTCATCGTTTTCTATTTTAATATTAACATATCTACCACGAGCTCTTGTATCTTTTTTAGTTGTGCTAGATGTAATAGAGAAAGGACTCAGTCCTGTAGAAGAATCTTCTTGAGCTGGAAAACGTTTCACGGCCAACGTTACTTTAGCAGTTCCTATTAAAGACTTAAAGTCAGGCACAAATCTGCGAACAGACAAAAACTTTTCACCCTCCGTGCCCTGTCCCTCTAAGTCGAAGTCATAAGACTTTACAAAAGAGGATATGGCAGTGCTCGATCCGTCTGTATTGATTTGATTATTACCTACTTCATGCTCGAAGTAAGTCGTTGCCCCAAGACCGGTAACACCTTGTATTGTTGGAAAGGTTCCTGTTTCAGTGGACCCGTAAGATGTTGCATATGGTTTTGGATATATCTTAGCGTCCATCCAAGATGTTCTACCCTCTGTGCTAGTATACCAAATACCACCAGGGACTTGTGATCCTGGTGACTCTAAATAGTTGTATGCAACTAATCTGTTATTAAAACTTTGACCAGATGTAGGATACCACCAAATAATCTCTGTAAACAAATTGTTAACACCTGCTGTAATCTGTTGTCCTTTTGTTAAATCAATGTCGTCATAGACAAAGTCCTCAACAGAACAAGGTAGTGACTTGACTGTACCATCAAATAGAAAGAATCCATTGTTACTCATCCAATAGGCAACACCGTCTATCTCGACAGCTGCGTTCTTACCTATTAAACCACAGTTTGTACCAACTTGTTCAAAGCCAAATGTAAAAGGGGCACCAATAAACTTCATGGTATATAAAGCTGTGTCGGTCCATATTAGGATTGTTTCTTTTGCTTTAATAGCTCCTATTATTTTAGTTCCGTCTTGTAATCTTTGTGTGCCTGCCGCATTGACTGCTGAGGGCGCAAAAGTATTAATGTCTTCTTGATCACCAAATCTAATAAACATGTCATCTTGCGTGCTAGTTGTCCCTATCGTCGTCTCTGTTCCAAAGTGTATTAAGTGTCTTGTAGTAGGTGATATCAATGTGGCTCTTGATGCAGTTGGATTATTAGAAGTAGAAAAGCTAGATGTGCTAGTGGACGCTCTGTTAGATGTTGCGCTTGTAGCTCCGGCGTTCCATGTAAAAGTTTTACCGTTTGCAACTGTTGCAACTAATACCTGACCAAAGTTATCTAGTGACCATAGACCTGGCTCTAGTTGCACTTGGTCTGCTTTGACAGCCACGCCCCATCCACCAAAGTCAGTTGCATCGGTGGCTGTCGCTCCATTGTCATGAGCAGCCGCAGTGGTTCCAGAAACTCCTCTTGTACACCCTGTTAAATCATTAGATGATTTACCCGTGTATGAAATAAGTTCTGAGTCTACTAAAATCGTGCCCGAGGTAGGAAAAGCTGCAGCGCTTGTCAATGTAATTGTTGTTTCTGAGTCGTCTAGTGCTTCGTTAACTGTTGTTGCTGTTGCAGAATCAATAGTGCCTCCCCAGTTACCAACACCCCAACCGTAACCATAAGTTTGTTCTCTTGGGCCCACAGGCTCATAAAACTTACAAGTCATAGAGCCTCCTGTAGATACTGAGGCTGTAGCAGCTGCAGTTGATGTGATTGTAAAAGTTGTTGTGCTAGGAGCTGTTATGATTTGAAACTTAACATCTTCAAAATTAGATGCACTAAGACCTGTACCGCTAGGTAGAGTGACACTATCTAGTTGCACTATGTCACCGGCTTTTGCTCCATGTGCACTTGTAGTTGTTATAGTGACACTAGCTGATGTGTTTGTGGTTGCCATCGTGGACGATGTCAAAGAACTTTTGATTGGTGTGATGTCAAACAGTTGACCTTCGAAGTATAATAATAAGAACTTATCCGTTCCGAGGGCCACGTACCTATTGCCGTCTAAATCTGTAAAGGGATGTTGTGCTCTGACAACACCGACTATCTTGTCTGGTAAAAGAGAAGACCAACCTCCAACCTTTTCAGGCAGACCATATCTAAATCTTACATTGTTGGAATCAATAAAACGACGTTCAGCACCTTTAGTGGTGTCTTGTTTATCTATGCCTGGTAGAAAGTCTAGAGTGATAAGAGGCATCTATCCTCCTTAAACTTTATCTTTGTAAGCCCAACCACGAGTCGCGTTCAAGAATACTAAGGTAAAAGCTTCTCCGTTTGTTGATACAACTAAATTAGAAGCAGATCCTAGTATGTTTGAACCGTTTCTTGCAATCGTTAGATTATTAGAACCAAAGGACCCTTTTGCATCTATAAAGGTAACTTCGTTACCCACACTAGGAGAAGCAGGAAGTGTTACCTGTCTTGCTGCTGCGCTTGTGTCTATAATTAATTGATCATTGTTAACTGCTGTATAGTTTCTAGCTATCGAGTGATAGCCCTTCTCTACTGCCAATTGAACTATGTTTGTCCCGTCAGAGTAGACAACCATCTTTGAACCTACAGGCATTGTTACACCTGTCCCTGATGCTGTTTTAAAAGTTAAGGTATAATCACTTGTGCTTCTCGATGTGCCGTCCTCTATCAAATACATTTTTTCTATAGAGTCGGGGACAGTGACGCTTCTGTTACCAGCTAGAGTGCCGGTAAACTTGATAATCATATTTCGTCCATTGGACGAGGCGCCATTAGCGATTGTTAAGGTTTGATCTGATGATGCTACATCTAGAGATAAATAACCACCTACAGCCTCCTCTACTAATTCTAAATTAGTATTGGTTGTAGATCCCCATAAACCTGCTTTTTCACCTGTAGCGATTAATTCAAATTTTTGCGATGTAGAAAATGTTGATGCCATATTACCTCCAAATTTATATTATGTTTCTATATTTGTCCATGTTTGACTTGCGTTTACGTCTATATCATTCCAAGTCACGACACCTGGTCCGTTGACAGAGGATGTCAATAGGTTGGTGCCTAAGACCTCTACTGCTTTAGCCACTATAGTTACGGAGCCTACCCCCACGGTCCCTGCTAAATTAGTGCTGACAGCCACATCTGCAGCTGCCTTTGGTGTCATACTACCAAGACTCGATGTAAGTGCGTTACCACTGAGAGTGACGTTGGCTGTTCCAATGAATGATAGATCACCAATAGAAATGTTATTTACATTAGTTGATACACTAACATCAGCGTCAGCTCTAGCAGCGGTAATATCTCCTAAGCTTATTGTAGCTTGAATACCCTCTAGGTTTACCGGTTGATGAGTTGATTCACCAAAAGCAAATTCAGCAAAAGGAGATATACCAAACATTCTATCTTGCCGTTACTGGCGCTCCTTCACTACTTACAAATGGATGTTCTGCAAATGCCATATAGATGTATGTGCCTCCAGAAGTATTTATACCTGCTATATCATTTCTTGCCTTAAAACCATTTGATAAAATATCTATTGTTTCTGTTGTGCTTGTGCTTTCAGCATTATTTAAATCTGCCCAAACTCTATTTAAAACTACATTAGAAGGGCTTCTTGATGTATCTCTCATTGACCAAGAAGATGTGTTATCAGTTCTTTTAATCATCACAAAAGCAGGTCTAAAGCCTGTATAAACGAATGTTCCGTCAGTGCTACCATTACCTGTATAAGAACCAAACTTTGAGTAGCCTTTTATTTCTGCAAAAAAATATCCAACATGAGCATCATTTTGTGATGTAGAAGCATCAAAACCAAATAGAGTAGAACTTAAACCTTGAGTACCCCAAATGCTGTTAACGGCTGTTGCTTTAGCATCATTTTTATTTAATGCAACATAGCCACCTGCACTTGCAGGGTCACCAAATGCTTGATGCCAAGTCCACCAGTTTCTTTCAGACGTATCTCTATCTTTAGTAATAACCATAGCAGGTGTTGTTCCTAGTCCATGCCCTATTGTGTAAGCACCATTTGCTGCAGTCCAAGTCACAATACTAATCCCTGCTGTTGTATTAGCTTGAACTGTTGAGGTGACACTTCCTGATGTATTAGATGATGTAGTGCCACCATTTGCTTTCCATTGCCATGCTACGTAAGTATCACTACCACCATTAACACTTCCACCATCACCTAAAGAAAAACCATCAGTATTAAAAGCTGTTAAACTATTAGATTGTGTGCTTTCTGCATCCGCATTGTTAGAAAATATTCTTTT